CAACCAGTCCAAGAAGTTAACGCCACATAAATATCTAAAGCATAATGATTTTGACCATCAAAATTAGAAACAAGATATACTCTTATATAATCAGAAACCATACTACCATATTTTAAATATCTAACTGTAGGAGCCACTGTAGAGTCACTACCACTTATTGCACCAATACAAATGTGATGATTAGTACCATATCTACCTGAAGACCCCATAGAAAGGAATCCCTGAACCTGACCTGCTTTATAACTGGCTGTAAGCTTTATCCTTGCAATCTTAAAATAATGTGTCCCAACAATAGAACCTACATCAATCTTAAAAGGTACTGAATGATTAAATCCATCAGATATGTCAGTTCCATTCCATTGGTCAAGCCTCTGTTTAATTGACGATAGAAGAGGCTCTTTAAATGTAGGACTCGAAATTGTTTTTACTGCTTGGTCTAAATAATCAGCAAAATTATAATCACACCAACCACCTTTTATCATAGAAGAAGCTATCTCACCACTAGCATCCAATTTAATGGGCTTCCCTGCGTCTCCTACTCCTGCTGAAGTATCTATAAAAGCTCCTTTAATATGAAAAAAATCGGCTCCTCTATGTGCTATAGAAGAAGGTTGAGCAAAATGTTTATCTATTTCAACACCAGAACCAAATTTTGAAATTTTAGCGATTGGTCTTCTCCTTCACCTTCCAGTGATAATTACCACTTTCATTTTTTATATAAGAACTTAATAATTGATTTAACTTATCTTGTTTCACTGGATGTCTAATTGGAATCCTCTCATTTATTTGTCTAAACCTTCCCAAACCACCTACTTGAACTACACCCAAAATTATGCTCCTATTTTGGACAAGCCCATCCCTGTCCTTGAAACTGATTATCCTTCCTTAATCCGAGCTTGTTCAACTCCATTAACACAGATAAAGCTTCACGTACTTCTATCTTAGTTAAAACACAATAATTAGGAAGAGCAAGTCTTCGGTCTCCCATAAGTTTTGCATTGCCTGCATTACACCCCTTAAAACAAAATTGAGATACTCCACAAGTTCTACAATTATGTCCAGCAGAAATATCTCCTTGAACTTCCTCTCTCAACAAAGATTGACATTCTAACAACTTAAATTCATCAAATCCTTTTTCAACATCCCCAATAGCAAACTTTTCAGGTTCATTATAGCTAGCATACCGCTGACAAGCATATAATTTACCTCGATGGTCAATAGCAGCACAATTAAAACCAACCCCACACATCTGCCCCGTTGGAGCTGCTCCTCTTTGCAAACCTTCTATAACAACCTCAACCCACTTCATCCGAATAGGTTGACCGACCTTCTGAGCATATATATAATATCTCCCTAATTGCCTTAACATATTCCCATAATCTCTCAATTGTTCTTCTGACCACTCCATCTCATAATTAGGTTCAATAGCAATTGATTTAAACCCCTTATTTCTTAAAAACCTATAATCCTCAAACCAATCTTTAGCAGTATCAGCACAGATTGTAGGACGAACTTCAAGTGAAGGAAATCGTTTTATTATATCATCTACAGGAATCAAATGATAAGTAGGTTTTCCTCCTACTAATACTCTATATTTATTATGAGTCCCAGGACGACCATCTAAACTTAACAAAAAAGGATTCCCTGGACGAAACCGCTTCGTTATCCAATCTAGACGTTCCGCATTTAGAAGTGACCCATTTGTAGTCATAGACCAAGTAACGGTATACCCATTACTCTTTGCCATTTCATTTCCAATCTCTACTATATCTACAAGCCCATCCCAATTTAATGTTGGCTCTCCACCAAAAAAATGACAGGTAATATTTTTATATGGTTGCTTCTTAAATAACCACTCTAAAGTTTTATGTATAACAGAACGAGACATTCTACCTTTATTCTCTCCTGTATAACATGGGTAGGCACATCTAAAATTACATGATACTCCCGAATTAAAAATATAATACACAAATGGCATCCCGCCTCTATCCTGTGATTGTCCTCTCATCTGGTCAATAGTAATATCTTTTGATACTCCTTTTTCACAGGTGTAACAAACCCTACACTGTTTAGCCCTATCAGAACTGCTCCCTGAAGGAGAAAAAATCTGCTGTCCCTCCTTCATATCATCAATAGTTTTATCTGGAGATACCCCTTTCTCACAAGTATAACAATTTTTACATAATTCCATCCTTTTTTTCTTTTCATCATTTTTTAGAAAAGGAACAGAAATCGGTTCAATCACTTTTCCCTCTTTCAGATCATCAATTGTTGTATCTGGAGATACCCCTTTCTCACAAGTATAACAATTTTTACAAAGTTGTTTTCTTTTTTCTAATTCTTCCTTAGTCATAAAAATCCTCCATCTCTATATAATATATACCCATAAATCAAAAAATTCTTCAATTTATATACCACAACTTACAAAACCTCAAGTTCACACAAAACACAAGTTTGACACGCAACACACTGTTCACATGTATCACAACCTTGACATGTTACATCACATGTCGCACACGTATTACATATCTGACATACATCACATGAAACACAGGTAAAAGTCTGTTGACAACTAAAACAATTCTGACAAGCATTACACACATCACAAACAGCACATTCCCCTTGATTTGTATAACAATGCTGACAAGAATCACATTCCTGACATCCTCCTTGCCAAGTATTACAAAATTCACAATTAACACATTGTTGACACGTATCACAACTTCCACAAGCTTGAGATGCCACACACGCCTGACAAGTATTACATACCGAACACCCTCCTTGGTCAGCCACACACTGTTCACACGTATTACATAATTGACAAGCTACACAAGTAACACAACCTAATTGGGTTGTATTGCATAATTGACAAGCCACACACGCTTCACAGGAATCACATTGCTGACATCCACCCTGATTAGTATTACATAATTGACAAGCTACACATTGTTCACACGTGTCACATATATAACAACCCCCCTCAGTTGATACACATAATTCACATGTATTACAAATTTCACAAGTTTGACAAGTCGTCACGTTTAATTCACATGTATTACATAATTGACAAGTAGTACAACTTGCCACATCCTGTTGACACGAAACACAGATTTCACAGGTAGAACATTCCGTTGATACACAGAGCTGGCAGGTATCACATTGCTCACAGACGTTACAAGCCACTATTATCCTCCATTAAACATTTAACTGACAAATGTCACAACTTTGACAGGCATTACAAATCTGGCATATCTCACACGTATCACAAGTATCACACACTTCACAAGTATCACACACATCACATACAGTACAATCTTGAGCTGTCACACAATTCTGACAAGTATTACAATTTTCACATGTATCACATGAAGCACAAGTATATCTAACCTGGCATTGAACACAATTTTGACAACAAATACAAGACTGAACTCCTTGTTGACATGTTACACATGCTTCACAGGAATCACAAGTATCACAGGCTCCTGGACATGCCGAATAAGAAACCTGGCAACTGACACAATTCTGGCAAGTTCCACAAGTTCCTACATTTATCTGACAAGCATCACATGCTTCACAAACATTACATAACTCACAGGTCTCACACTGGGTCACACTTGATTGACACGAAAAACATAACTGACATCCAAAACAACCTTCACACGTTTCACAAAATGACACCACAGATTCACAAGTATTACATAACTGACATCCATAACAGCTTTCACAGGTCACACAACTTCCAACTGTCTGTTGACACGTATCACAATTTTGACATATATCACACACCTCACAACCTGTCTGAGTAGAAACACATAACTGACAAACATCACAGCTCTGACAACCCCCTTGAGTAGTATAACAATTTTGACATGTATAACAATTTTGACAGCTTGATTCCTCAGACACACAATTTTGACAACTAAAACAGACATAACAAAAAGACTCCCCAAGAGTCTGAAGGTCATCCATACCTACAACATGAGTTGCCTCAGATGTTGTATCCTTTGAAACTTCCTTAACCCTAAAAACCTTCTTACTGAAACTACCACCTACATCCGCAGCTCTCCCTTTAGTCATTTTCACTTTCCGTGTCGGGAATAACACAAAACCTTTCACACCAAAAGAAGTATCCACAGTCGTTATTGGTTTCGAAACCATATCCCGAACACCTTCTGCAATTGTTTCTGCATCCGCTTTATTTTTAATATAAGTTTTCAAAGAGAGTGTTTCCCGTACTCCATATTTATGCAATACTTTATAGTTATTCCGCTCAACAACCTTAAACTTCTGTGTTTTAGGGTTATAGTTATATTCAATCTTAACTTTATTCCGAACAAACTTGTGGTCTTTCCCCACCTTCCAGGTACGATAATCAGGGTCAAATAATTCCAAAGTCCCTGCTGGAACTGTAGGTTCGTAAGCTTCAAAAGAAAGCTTTCCTTCCTCAGTAGGACTAAAAAAAGCAATTATACTTCGTCCAACTGTTTGTAAAATTTCTCTTGAAGACGTATCAACATCAATAAAAGGACAAAGAGCATAAGTTCGAACTGCATTCGTAGCAGCAAAAGAATCTAAATCCAAATCATCATCAATAAACCCCAAGTAATGCTTTAAAATATCTAAAGCAATATCTGCTCCCTTATATAGCATATTATTACTAGCATCCACAATCCCTTTTGCATCAACTTCCAAAACATCCCCATTATCAGCACTAAAAGAAACATTTAAAGTAAACTCAGCATTATTCAAATCTTCCGTATAATCTGTTCCAGAAATAAGAACATTACCATTCTTTCGAATCTGAACAAACTCTTTAATTTTCCTTCCCCCAATCTTCCACTTACCACCCGTACTTACTGTAGGGTCTATACAAACAGGAATAATATTTTCTTTTTCTCCATAACCTATTTGTTCTGGCTTCGATTCATCTAAATCAGCCATATTAGGATAATTAGATTTCCAATAATGATTAATAGGTAACTGTGAAAAAGTACCTACTCGAATGTCTTTTACACTAAAAAATGCCCTCTCATCTTCTACATAAATATCCGAAACCCTTCCCACAAAATACATTTGATATTCACTATAAGGTAAATCCTCCCCACCAAGTTTTATTAAGATTCGACGATTCATCCAAACGTATTTATCAGATGCTTTATCAAACCAACCATCATTCATAACATGAAAACTACCAAAATTAAATTTATAAGTTCCATCTACTATATCATCCACAGATAAACTCAAGGCAGGTAAACTATCTAAAGTAGCTAAAGGACGATATTGATGATTATTAAAAATAACAGGTTTTGAAGAAATATACTTCCATAAAAACACCATAATCGTAATTGTTACTGCATCATTACTCAATATATCATTATCAAAAGCATGTACATATATCTTTTGTTCAAATAAATCAAAATAAAAACTACCCGCAACGGCTTTTACCTCTGCTACACTGTTCTTCTTTGTTAATTCCTGCCCATCATCAGTACAAGCGTTCACCTCCTCTTCAATACAAGCATGAGAATAAGTATTACTCCCTTCAGAAGTCCAGTCATCTCCACAAGGAGTCTCCCACCCCAGATTAAATTCAACTAAAACTATAAGGTCAGGATTAGGTAAAGCAACAAGTTCTTCCCAAGTTTGTATTGGCATTACCTACATTCCTCCCAACAAAGGGAAATTACCTTTGTATATCCATCCTCTTGTACTCTTCTAAATTTATCCCTAAATAAAATATATTTCATTGTTTCCTTAGCCTGAGAAGCGTCTCGAACAAAAACCAAAGGATACCTGTTCAAAGTATTTTTCCAAACAGTTTTAATCTTTTCTTCATCAGAAGATTGACAAGTATATTCTACTGCCTCAATATCCATCTCATATCCAACCGTAATATTTACATAACCCTTTTTTGAATATTGACGAGGACTAACATCATCCAATTCATGCAATGCTCCATACTCATACCCTTGACTAAGTTCTTTATAATCCCCTAATCGAATTGCTCCTATCTGAGAAAAACCAGCGGGATTTTCTCTATCTCGTATATATATCCGATATTTAGTAGAAGATGTTTCAGCATAAAAACAAATAGCTCGTTTATTAGCAAAATCATAATCAAAATCAGCTTTATCTTCCCAAGCACTACCAGTCCATCGTTGCAACTTTAATGTCTGATAGGCTGAAAGTAAGTTTAACCCGAAAAGAGCACAACCCGTAGTACTAATGGCTGAAGAATCTCCTGACTCAATCACAACCCCTGCTTGACTATGAATTCTAGGGTAGTCTCCAGGATAAGAACTCCCCCCTGTATCATCCGCCCCAACATAATACCCAATAGTACTTCCGACACTGGTTGCTGAATGACTCCCTGATTGCCATAAAAGAGTAAAAGCCCCACTTCCTGTAATCGTAAACTTATTTGAGGTATCTGAATATGTCACAGTATAAGTTAAAGCTCCTACAGTCTCCATAGCAGTTTTAATAGCTGTACATAATGTACTCGCATCATAATCATTAACAACAATCTGAGCTGATAGTTCTCCTCCTCCCTCATTAAAATCTATCCATTTATTATTAGTATTAATATTAAAAGAACCCCACCCCGAATTTGCTCCATACTTTGTCCGATACCAATAATCTGACCAAATATTTTGAATTTTACTTACAGGATATGAAGGATGGTAATCAGTACTTACAATAGGGAACAAAGTGCCCTCTTTTGTGATTTTGTCAAATAAAAACCGTTGTTTTCCCATTAATAAACCCCTTCGGCATCAGGTTCGAAATCAGCATAGCGTGCTCCTTCCCTAATAAAAGGAGCCAAAGCACTATAAATAACTTGACCATCTATAGATACATTCACCTTGGCAACGCCACCAGCACCACCTTCTCCACCACCAAAACCTCCCCCTCTACCTGTAAAGAAACGCCTCATTGCATCATTCAAATTACCTGGTAAAATAGCTTCCCCTCTATGAGCATGAATAAGACTTGTATGACCTAAATAAGGAACCCCACCTTGAGCACTTCCCAAATTGCTTAAATTTTTGTTAATTTTCCTCAACCAACTAACCATACGGTCTGTTTGTCCAGCTAAAATATTTCTATTAGATACCCTTAACTTTTCAAAAGCATCTAATTGTCTCTCAATATCTGGTTTTTCAAATTTCAATCCAGCTTCCTTAGCAGCTTTTATAGCATCCCTTATATCCTTTGTTAATTTATACCCATACGCCTTAGCATACCACCAGAATTTTTGTAGCATTGGAAACATCATACGAGCCGCCTCCCCTGTCTCAAACCCAAATCCTCCTTCTTTTTTCTTCGTAATTAGTTGTTTCCAATATTGTCCTGCCTGCTTTTGTAACAATTTAAACATGTCTCCTGTCAACATTGCACTATCACCTAAACCTTCTACCAAATCCATCAAACCTTGGAGACCCTCATAAAACTCCTCATTTTTTCGCATAGACCGAAATAATTTTATCATAGGTTTAAGGGCATCAGGAACTTTCAACCCCAACATTCGATACCTATCTAAAAGAGCATCTATAGCAGGTTTCATTGCTTTCATAGCTTCAAGCATAGGAACCCCTGCCTTTAACATAGCACCAAAAGTACCAACTGCAATCAATCCTAAACGCTTAAGTTCCTTCCGACTAGCTACTGCTATGTCATGTATCATCTTCATATACTCACCCATCTCCATATCAATCTTAGATAATTGCTTTCTATATTTTTCTAACTCTTTAACGAGCTTCCGATATTCTTTACTTCCTCTAGTTTCCAACAACAAGATTTGATTAAAAATCTTTTCATACTCCTTAGTTCCTTCCTTCAATAATGCTAACTTTTTCTTCAACCTAATAATTTCTTTTAAATCTAAGTTTGCTTGCTTTTCAACAGCTTTCCTTGCTTGTTCCATATTTTTAAGAACTTCCCGTCGTTCTTTCTTTAAATCTCGTAACTTCTCCACTATATCAGTGGCACCTTTTGCCACATTCAATATCATAGCATGAAGACCCTGGGCTGCCTTAAACAATTTACTTTCAAGATAATCATACAGTTCTTTAATATAAACCCCTGCTTCTAAAGCCTCTAAAATCAGCTTCCTCATGGCTCGTGAACCTTCAAGACCTAACTCCTGAGCAGCTTTAAGTATTTCACTGAAAGCACTACCAAAAGACTTTACAAAATCTGCCATATCCATTAAACCTTTTTTAGCCCGTTCAATCATGTGTCGCATCATGTCTATATATTTAGTAAAATTTTTTGTGTTTACTCCAGTATCCTTCATAATATTAGAAAGCCGCATAAATACGGCATTAGTATGACCAACTTCCTTTGCCAATTCATAAATCTCTTCAGCCGTACTTTCTGACACCTTCCCAAGATGTTGCAAGCTACGAATTACACCATCAATTGCCTGTTTAAGCCTTTCTTCTGCTTGACGAGCCGCCTCCGCTGCTTTCTGTTCTTTACTTTTACCCCCAAACAGTGCTTTAAAAACAGATATTGCAGTAGTGGCTATTGTTACAACCAAACTGATTGCTCCAGCCACCTGCCCTAAAGTACTTAAAAGAGCATTGCCTCCTTCTCCTTGCCCCCATTCTTTTGCTTCCTGCATAAACTTTAAAGAAGCAGCAGCAGAGTTTGCTCCTTTAGCTACTGCATCCAAAGCATTAGTAACACGGAACAAAAATCCTTCTGTTATACCCAAAGCCTCCATTAAATTTCGGAATACTGACACCAAACTAGATAACATTTGAGCAAACGCTTTCAACCCATCAATCCACCCAATTAAACCCCTTTGCCCCCTTCCTAAATCCTTAATAACTTCTTCCCAATATTTTTCCCACTCCTTTCTAAGAATTTTCAATATCTTTACATTTGTGACTCCCCATGCTTTCATCAAATCTTCGAATTCACCATACATATCTCTCGCTACCTTTATCCGCTGAAATACATAATCATAATCATGGTCAAGTGTCTCTTTTTTAGCCTTTAAATATACATCTAATCTCCGAAACACAGAAACTTCTTCTGCTTTCTCCTCTTTTTTTAATAACAAAGCCTTCTTTGCTAAATATTCCAAACCGAGTTTCCAACTCAAACCATAAGCCTGAACCATCAAACTATATTGTTTATCAAATTTCTGACTCAATAATTCATTTTCTTCCTTAGTTTTTAACACTATATTTTCATATCGTCTACCTAATAATTCATTCTCAAATTCAGCTATATTAGTCTGAATTTTCATTATATCATTTGCACCAGTCTCCCATGCCTTTGTTGCTTTTTCAACAAGTTTTGCATGTTTATCTGTTCCCTTGGACAAAGCAGCAAGCCACACTTCAACTATTTCTCTATACACAGGAGCAACTAAATGTTTAAACCTATCCCAATTAAGCTTCATAATTTTTATATACTGCCTATGTTCTTCTACAAAAGCACCCACATCTGCGATGCCTATAGCTAATCGTTTTTTCCACTCAATAACCGCCCCCGCTATCATCTGACTAAACTTCTGCCAAGTAGGAGCTAGCTCTTCCGTCTTTGCTCCAAAAGTTCTTGCCCAATCATCAATTGCAGCCTGATGTTCTAAAACACGTTTTACATCAAAGGTATCTCTCATTGCAGGTTCAGCTTTTTTCAATTTCTCAATTATTTTTTCTACATTAATTCCCATTTCTCTCAAACGCATTATAACAAGTTCATCTAAATCCGATATGTCTCCAGTAAACCTTTTTATAATCGCATACATACTTTTAATCTTATCCATAGGAAACTGTTCAGCTATAGTACGAGGGTGCATAGCAGCCGCCCCTGCTGCATCCTGCAAATCCCTCAACACAAAAGTCATTTCCCGATATGATTTATCTGCAATCTCAAATGCCTTTTTATGTCCTTCTGCCAACTCTAAAGCATCCTTTTTCACCCCCTTAAGGTCAATTCCCATACCTTTCAATAACTGTGCCAAAAGGTCAAAGTACTTCTCAGCATCATTACCCATAGAAGTAAAAATTCTCCCATAATCTTGTAATTCCTGCTTAACTTTTTTTATTCTTTCAGTCTGAAGTCCCCAAGCTTTAGACAACCACAATAAAAGTGCATTAAATTCTTTAACATCAACCGAACCTGTTTTAATACCCTCAAACAGACTATGCATATCTTTACGAAAGGCTTCCATACCTTTAGCAGTTAAGGTCGTCCCTCTACCCATATCCTCTATTAATTTTGTAGAGAACCTCCATTTATTATTAAATTCTCCAGCAATTTTTATTGTTTTCTCAAATGCTGCATTTATACCTTCATCCATTCCTTTTTTTGCTAGATTTAAAGCCTCTCCAGTAGCCATCCTATATGCTGTAGAAGTAAAATCAAGCTGTGTCCGCAATTCTTTGGTCTTTTGTCCTTGTTTTATCAAACTAGCAATGGCTTTATCTGAGGATTTCTCCCACTCATTCAAAGCCTTCTTTATTACTACATAAGCAAGAGCACCCACAATTACATATCCCTTTATTCTCCCCATAAGTTTAATCTTCCTCTCCATCTGCATATTCCGAAGCCTTGCATGACGATAATAAACCTCTGAGCTATGTTTTAATTTATCTTGAGCAATTTGATATTTTTGCATAGTTGCTTGTGTGCTTAAAAAAGTTACTCCAGTCTTCTTTAAAAGTGTCCTTATTACTCCCAACGCAACTCCATAACCAATAAATCCTTCAATCCCTTGTATTGCAGCAGTAGCTATATAACGAAACCCCTGTACTCCAATTCTAGCCGATTCTGAAAACTTTAACCATTTATTAGTAGTTTGAAGAAGTTGTGCTTGTAATATTTTCAACTCTCCAATTACTGTACGATTAATTTTAATATAAGCCCGATTAACCTCTCCCCCTTCTTCTGTAGCCTTGTTTCCCTTTTGCATCATCCTCTCTACATCTTCTAAAGCCTTTCCACTAAGAATAAATCCTACCCGCAAAGCCCGCTGTCGCCTAAAAATTTGAGGGAGAAGATTACTATAACGCTGACTCGTCTGGTCTAATCGTTTCAACGTTCCCGTAAGTCCTAATGCTCTAAAGGCATCTCGTCCCCACTCCCAACCTAACCGTTTAAACATTTTAATAGACCCTTCTGTGGGTCTCAAGAAAGAAATCATTGCCCGATTTAATCCCGTAGCTGCTTCCTTAACATCAAGACCCCGTTGAGTCAAAATAGCCAAAATAGAAACTATCTCACCAATAGGAACTCCCATTGCCGCAGCAGTAGGAATGATTTTTCCAAGGGCTTCATTCAACTCATCTGCATGATATTTCCCCTCCATTACTGATGCAAACAACCTATCTGAAACTTCCCGCATCATCTCTGCGGGTAATCTATATGCTTTCATAACAGCAGTTAAACTTGAAGCAGCAGTAGCCAAATCTGTTAAACCAGCTTTAGCATATTTAGCAGAAACAACCAACAATTTAAAAGCCTGTTGAGGTTCACTAACACCTGCGGACATAATCTCATATAGACCCTTAGTAAGGTCAATAGCATTTCCTAAACGAGGGTCTAACTTTAAAAGAGCCGCTCTAACCTCATAAAAAGAAGCTGCCGCTTGCTTATTCCTCAAATCAACTAAAGTAGAAACTTCAGCAAGACGAAGTTCCAAAGTAGCTAAATCACCAAAAAGTTTTGCTAAACCCCCAACTGCTGTAAAGATAGCAGTATACGTAGCAATACGGACTAAGGCTAAATGCATATAACCTAAGCCCTGGACAGCTTTTGCAGTTTTTTCTGTTGTACGACCTAAAGAAGAAGACAGATTATTTACAGAGGTTACTGCCCCCCCTGTATCAATACCAATATTTGTGTTTATATCCTGCGAATAATCGCCTGGCATAATAATAGAACCTACATCATTATAATAACCTCACTACTATTTACGCACTTGAGATTGGCGTGCCATTGCTGTACCTAAATCTGATTTTCTTTTTTCTTTATCATACATTTCTTGTTCTAACTCAGCTCGGACATTCTCTAACAAAATAAGTCCATCCCATTCTTCCCTTGACAAGTCATTCAAATGAAAAACAGCTCCAACCCTCCGAAGACTATCCAAATAGAATAAATGTGACAACCAAGGAAGAGCTGCCTGAACTCCCTCAATCTGACTTAATGAAGACTTAGAAAGATTCCTAGGACACTTATTACAGACAGTCTCTTTATCCCTAGCAGACACATATTTAGAACAATTCTCCTCTCCTGGACACCACTGCCTCCCTAAATTCTCTCCTATTACAACCTTTACAGTTTTACGTAGGAGAGAGTTGTCCAAACCCGTTATTCGTTTCCCTCTTCTTCAAGAGTAGCAGTAAACAACTCTCGAACCGCTTCTGCTTTATGAAGAGCCGAAACTTTATTTCGCCAATCTTCCAACTCCATAACATCTTTCCCTTCATACTCATATCCTTCAACTTTCTTGATTAACTTATCAAAAAGACCAACATAAGGACGAATATCAGTAGGAATTCGAATAGCACTTACATTTCTCTGTTTAGTCCGAGCAAACTGCATTTTACTTGAAATCCGACTATGTTTTACATAGTCATCTTGTCCAGGACTGCTAAAATAATATACAAGTGTGTGTCGTTTACTATTCTGTAAAGCAATAAAACGCATCACAATTTCTTCCGTATCCAATTCAAAACCACCACCCGTAACAAGACCACTTTCATCAACATCCTCTCGCCAAAACAACATTAAAGCAGTTACAGCAGCAAGCTTATGAGGTAAAGGAACTTGGTCTTTCCAATCAACTGATTCCATAATGTCAGTTCCTTTAATAGAATATCCCTCAACTTTAAGAATCATATCAAACCAAAATTGAGCATCCTTCTCTTGAGCTACATTAGAAGTTTCAAATACATCTTTACCTTTACTTAAACCTAACTGACTACTTCCCTGATGATAACCAAACCAATCTTCTGTCATGGGTGCTTTAAAAACATGAACAGCTTCCAGTTTTTCTTCTCCTCTAACCTCAATAACTTTAGCAGTCAACTCTTTAGCAGACAAATCATACATTAATCTCTCCTCCTATATTTAAAAATAAATACTTTCAAACTTAAGTTAGATAACTTTCCGTCTCATTCTGCACTTCTACAGTAATTAAAGGATTAGGAGAATCCCCACTCTTGTAAATAACAGTCTCTTCATCAAAACTAACAGCATAACTCCAAATACCATCCGCCTCTGAAAGAGGAACTGCACGATAAAGCAAACGAGGAAATCGTAATCGAAGATAATGTTTGTAAGTATCCCCACTTGTATAATCTCCTTCAGCATAAATCTCAAGAGCTAACTCAGTCTGATTAAGAAAATCATCCAATAAATCTGCATCTGTATCATTTATATCCACAACAAGAGCTGGAACAATAGAACGAGAACCAATCTCTAACCGCCCACGATATAAACCACTTGAAGGAAAATATCCTCTACCTTCTCTTGGATTATTATTAATTACAACAGACCAACTACGAACTCGTGCACTAATATCTTCTCCAGAATCTCCTAATTTAATTGTTGCATAATTAGAAGCAAGATATGAAACAGTAGTTAAATCAGGCATATCAAGAGACGAAGCAACACTTTTACCACTACCAATTAAATCTACTGCCGTATTCAAATGCTCAAAACCCTCTGCTGTGATAGTAACAGAAGGAACAGCCATAGAATAGAGTAACCGCTTTATACCAGGAGAAATAGATTCAACAATAGAAGTAACAGGCATATTAATTGACCCCTCAACATCAGGGTCAAAAAACGTAATCGTATGTAATTTAGTATTAGGATGTCCTGCCGCATCAGGTTGAGTTGTTACAACTTTACCCATAGCAAAAGCAAGAGCCCAACCTAAAATAAATGAGCTTCCATCCATACTTCGACTCATTCGAATATCCCTTGCAACCTCCCAAACCTGCTCAGTAAACTCATGTCCTTTACCATAGGTCTCTCTATCAGAACGAAGCTCTTTTGTAACCTCAGCAACATTAGCTTCTCTAACAGTATGGGCTTTGTTCAAATCTGCATCCGCAACAGGAGTATCATAATCTGATTGTTTCTTCGTAGAAAGTGCCCATTGCATCTCCTCAATTCTTACAGCATCATATCCAGGTAACATTTTAATCCTCCATCAAAATATTATCATCCACTCCTTTTTTCTTCCTTTTATCTTGTAGCACCTTTCTCGGCACCCTCTCTACATAAGATTTCAAATACTTCTCAAACGTTTTTTCATCAATCTCAAATCCATCAGAATCCAAAACACCCCCTGGCTCTATAATGATTAATTCTGAGGGCGTTGCTAATGTTAAACTCCTACCCACACTTTCCTTCAATCGAACTTTTATCATCCTTCCCATAATATACCTCCTTCATAAACTTTTTTCATACAGACAATATCCATTATTTCAAATCCACAAAACGCTTTCCACGAGGCATATACTTTAACCTTGCCTCAAAAATAAATTGTTCACTTTCCTCATCAATTAATATATCAAAACGAGTAGGATTATCCAACTCTATCAACCCAGGGAGTAATTCTATTTCTCCCCCCAAATTATTTTCATACAAAGTATTGAATATATCTTCATACATTGCAAGAACCCCAACATTAGGAGGGGACTCTCCTGGAGCATCTGCTATAATAATATCTTCTGATGTATAATGTTTTTTACCTAAAAGAATTAACTCAATTTCATTCTCAATCCATCTTTGAGATGCAGGATAAGGAACAGCTTTTACAGATAAAGGATTAATTATGATACAATGATGAGAAAAATCAGGTAAATTTTCTCGATTATATTTCCGAATAACCACCACATCTACATAACTCAAATCTGATGAACTCTCCAATTCAGATTTTAAAGCCATATATACATCTCGTGGGAATATTGCCATTTTTTAATCTGCCTCCCGCATATATATTATCAAACTTATTGTACTCACACAACAAGAAACATCAAAAAATTCAAAAAATTCCAGTGGAATCCCAAATAACTTTGTCCGTTTAGCAATGCCCTCTGGGTAAGAAACACTAATTAATTTCAAATTACCTTTTAAAATTGTTCGAACCAACTGAGCTAATTTATAGCTCTTATCCTCTGCATCTTCCTCCATTTCTGCTGTTGATTTACTCAACAAAGCTCCACAAAGAATTTCCTGGGTCATTGCTATATATTTATCTTTTAATTCTCCAACCGCCGCATCACTAACAATAAAATCCCCTATCATAATAAAAGTAGAAATATCCTCATTACTAGGCAAAGGACGGACTGAACTTGTAAGAACTTTATCACATTTTTGATAAAGAACTCCCCCTTCTTCCATCTCTGTTTCAAAAATTTCTTTTAATACCAACTTATGCAATAACACCCATTAACTCCTTTTAAATCCTGAAACCATTGCATCCTGAACGATTGTTCGAACAAATCGTTGAATATTAGGAACCACTTTATCAAACAATTTCTGTGGTTTCTGTCCTGCAATAGACCGAGCAGAAATCCAACGACCCTCACGTACCCAGACCAACCGTCGAGCCTGTTTCGGAAATATCCTCCTTTTCTTCACACCATAAATCCCTGTCCCATAAACAACATAAGGAGGATAAAATACTTTTTGTGATAGAAAATCCTTTTTTCGCCAACCTAATCGAAAACAAAAACCTCCCCTCGACCCCAAACGAAGCCCCCAATATCTCACATTACTCCGCATAAATCCTGTACGAGAAGGAGTTATTCTTTTCAATGCTGTGACAGAAAATTCTGCAATTTTTGTTGCACTTAATTGTATTAAAGATAACCCCATCTCAATGGACTTATCTATACGAGGAGGGAATGCTCCTGGCTTTGAAATAGAACGAAAAATAGGCATTCACTTTACCCCATCTCACCTTTTACATATACCTCATCACCACGTTCTTTTTGGATAACTCCCTCGGCGTATGAACCTATTTGTGCAATCGTAGGCATTTCATCTAAGGCAGGGAACACTCGCTGAACAACCTCAAACCATACCTTCTTGTATGAATCTGATACAACATACTTCGTAGGAATAACATGTTGTGCCATATTAAGAAAATTAGCAGCAAGCTCCATTACTTCCTTAGCAAATGAAACAGCCTCTAAATCTCCTCCCCGACTCCCAACAGTCTGAATCTTCAACATACCAGTTTCAACAATATGAGTAGCGATAGCAGGCAAGGAAAAGCCAACAGCCAACAAAGCTTCAGCTTTTTTTAACATATCATTATCATTACCATCCAACTGTCCGTTCCGAGCCTTATCATAAGTAGTATCACTAATCATTTCTCGAAAGATATAAGAAGTTAAATCAAGATAAAAAGTAAGGGAATCTGTAGAAACCCTACCTCCTAAATTTCCAGCATGCCGCATATCTGTAATAGTCGCAATTGTATCAGCCATTAAAGTTGTTCCTTAAAAATTATTTTTTCTTTTTTACCGTAGGGGCTTCTTCCTTTTTTTCAACAACTTTCTCTATGACTTCATCCATCCCCTCTTCCTCAAAACTCTCTTCTAACATCTCAGCAGCTTTTAATTTTTTGTGTGCTTGACTCCTTAATTGAGTAGCAATAGCCAACCGTTCCCTTTTATCCTGCATAGATATATCAACAACATTAATCTCCTTTTTACTATGAGCCAACATAATTTCTTCTTCAGTAGCCCGACGATAAACAACTTCTCCATAAACCTTTTTCAGCTTTCGTGCTAATTGTTCATCACCAAGCCCCGTTACTTCATTAAGTCTCTCTTGAGGAAGTCTAAAAAGTTCCCCTTTTTTATATACCTTGCCTCCCGTTGTCAACCCATCAACTAATACAAATAATATCATAATAGAAACCTCCATAGTGAAATTGCCCCTAACCCACCCTCGTCCAAAACAAAGTGCTATGGACGAACCATTATTAAAGAAAGCTAAAACATGACCTATTCCAACCAAAACTTAATCATTCGTAATCTTTGCGTAGATTATCTGGTCAGGTCTAAGAAGAACAGGAATAAAATTATACTCAACCAACACCTGTCTTGCTGAAGGGTCTTTTTCCTTCCAGCTCTTAGCAAATTTACCTGTATGTCCTTTAGGAGCATCATCATCAGCACTAAGTCCCTCTAATAAAATAAAAGGACTTCCTTGAGTACTAACCATAAGCATGTGGTTTTCATCAAGATACGGAACAAATACATCCGAATAATTAACATAACCACCATCAAATGTATTCCAATCAAAACCGAATAGTCCCTTAATCTTCCCAGTTAGGAGATACTCATCCTTACGCTCATTAGAAAGTAAAGCCTGAACTTCAGCAAGTTTATAGATTTTCTCCATAGCAGTAGAAGCTAAATAAACATCTCCAATTTTAACTCCAGCATCCTTAGCCATAAGACGTTTCCAAGCAGCAACATCACCAATTGGGTCATCACTATCTCCACCCCAAAGAGGGCTCGCAGTAGGTTTATGAGTAGCATCTATACCCATATCAATAGTAACAGGAGCGGTTTCTCCATCATCATAAACAACAGTAATTTCACCTTTAAGAGCTTCCCAACAATAAGACTCCACTAACCTTTCAATTCGGTCATTGAGGTCTTTAGTTTCTCTACGAACATGTTCCTCTGCTTTATTCCGAGCCAACTCTCCAGGAGCACGTAACCAATGAAGTGTAGTAGCCTCAAAAACCTTTTTCTCTCTAACATAGATGAAAGTAGCAGTTTTTTTACCAACCCCCATCTGTCCTACAATTCTTCCCTCACGATTAGGAATCGTTGGAGAACTTCTATACCGATTGCTTTTAATCACATCCCATTCAGCATTAGTAAAAGGATGAGACTTTTTCTTAAACAGCCTTCGACCAACATTCTCAGGAGGAGCTACATACTGTTGTATAACCCCTGTTAAAACTTTCTGTTCAAGTAAAGTTAATTCTGGCATCTTTTCTTTCCTCCATTAAATTCTTTCCCACTCATTAGAAAATAATAGCATTCCCATTAAGGTGTCCAACAGCTTTCAAATCATCATAGACTTTAATATCATAAGAAGTAGCGGCTTCAACTAAATCTTTCTTTACTGCTCCACCAATAACAGCCTCAATAAAAACATCTGCATCAGTAGAATCACCAGGAATCCTAACAAACCCAACAGCTTTTGCTTTATCAGATTCCAGATTGGCATAATACTTATAAGTTGCTGTAATATCTACAACTCCAGGAGCAGCAACAAAAACAATTAACCCTGTATTTAAGTCAATTGCGTAATCATCTCCTTCTACTTTAGCAGCACCATCAACTTTGATAGTATAACTTCCTCGTTGAACGTAACCATGAGCAAGATACCATGCTCTAGTAGAACTATCTCCAGTACCTACAGCCTCATCAGTAACCTGAGTTGCTCCAGGGTCAAATTTAATGAACTTTTTAGTTGCAACTTCCCACGCAATGGGGTCTCCAATTTTAACTTCTCCTTCCGCAGATTTTAATATACCGCTTGCTTGATAATAAGGAAGAGCACTAAAAGCTAATAATTCCTTTAAAGTAGAAACAGCGGTATCCACAATTTTTGGTATTTTAAGACTTGGCATTATTATTCCCTCCGATTAATTGTTTCTCGCTCTTACTCTTTTTCCTTCTCAATTATACCTTCTTTCTGACCTGCTTCAATATTCCGTTTCGTTGTAACTTCTTCATCTTTTTCTTTAGCTTTAAATTCCTCATCTGTAACACCCGTCTCACTTAACACAATCAAAGGCTTTCCTTCTTTCCTAGTTTTCTCCATCTGCTCAAACAACTTAACATTAGTTTTATACAGGTTTTTCAAAAAATCCTTTTCATTCGGAAGAGCCCGACCCTCTGTGAGTAAAAGCCCAATTCTTTTGTCCGCTTCCATTTCAGAGAGCTGTCCCTGAAGGGTTTCAACATTTTTCTTTAAATCAGCAACCTCAGTGTATTTAGACAACAATTGCTTAATAACCTCTTCAGCAGTTTTAACATCCTCCCCAAGCTCTAAAGTCTTCTTAATCTCTTTTAGAAGCTCTTCACTAAGAAGAGTAGTTTTGTTTTTTGGGTCTTCCTCTTTCTTTGGAATAAGTTCCCCCTTTTCAATTTTGCTTTGTAAATCTTTAAGTTCTTCCTGTTCAGATAACAAAGTCACAACATCAATGTCCTCTTTCTCTTTTAAAAATTTAATTACATCTTCTTTTTTTAATGGCACTTTTTTATCTCCATTCTTTAAACTATCCTCACTCAAAATTAAAGGAAGAAATTCTTTTCCGTCTTCTGCTTCCGAAAGCACAGCTTGGAACCCCTCCATTCCTTCAATATATGGATGATTCACAAGAGCTACGTGTTTCACGACAGCTCCCACATCCTTTCCACTTTTCTTATCTGTATAATTTAAATCCAACCAAACACTCACACCAGGAGCTTTTTCATTACTTTCTATGTTACCATTAACCTCTTTATCTTCAACAGACATAAGCACAGACAAACCGTCTTCTGTAACCTCAAACTCTTTAATTGCCCCAACCTTAGCTAAAGGATTATCTGTGTGAGTCAACACAACAGGAGCCTCTTCAGGAACCCCCTTTTTAAAATTTTCAACAACCTGTTTGGCTACTTCAGGAGTTATTTCAAATTCTATGTTCTTATCTTCAGGATGTATCCAATGTCCAAACTTTAAAATCTGTTTCTTCCAAATTCTTACCCCCTCTACATCAGAATCCATCGAATTATATTCTCCTGGTTTACTAAACAAAGCACACTTAACATCAGGCATATTTCCCTCCGTCATTTTACTTCCTGTCTCTCTTTTCCACTGTGAGTGGCACGCAGCCACTATTTGAACATGGGGCATATCAGAATGTTCAGCCTCAAAACTAATACAACGACTTATAAAATCATTTCTATCCTCGCCCTCTCTTGGAACAGGCAAAGGCATTATATTCCCTCCAAATTCTCTAGGGCTCTCAAATGTAAATCACTCAAATTAAACCTTCCCTCTTTTTGTACTTCCACACCCAACCCCCTTGCTATCCTCAACAATTTAACTAAAGCCTCCCGCTTAACAGAAGAAGAAGCCCCAATCTGATTCACTCTAACAAGAGCATTCTGAACATGTCCCTTACTTACTACACCATTTTTATCTTTATAAGGCAATAATCTCAATGACCTAGGCACCGTCCTACCTGTACCATCCTTTTTTCCGCCTGATAATATAACAACAAAAGATGAATCAGGTAAATCGTTTTTGTACACAGAAGACCAATCTGACATTTCAACCTCTAAACAAACTAACCGAAGATTCAATAAACAGTCTAACATCCCCTTCTGGTCTTCCTCAGACAATAATTGTTTCTGTGGATTAATAGGAGTAGCAGGCTCAAATTTACCACCTCTAGTTCTACACAAGGATTGAGCAACCTGAACAGGAACTTCGGAAGGAAATCGAATACTTCTTGGAACAAGCTTGCCCCCCTTCATACCTTTAACAACCTTTAATTTTCCCCACTTCGTATCAACTTCAACCACCTCAAGACTTTCCGTAATAGTAGAATCAATGATACAATTGTGTTGGTTCCTATAGGGCATGGAAATCCTTTATTTTCAACAAATTATATTCTCCCTTTCAATAAGCTGTATACCAGAAACTAATTTTGACATTAAAATATAACCTCTTCACCTATTATACCTAACACACACAATAATATATTAAATTCTCTATCCATTGTCAAGGAATTTAACGCACATAACTAAAAATAACGAGCCCTCATTAATTTATTTAGTTGTTTTCCATAACCCAAAAATTCACTCAATAATTCCTCATCAGTTTCTTCCTTTTCCTTACCTAGTTTTTTCTTTCCTTTCTCTCCCTTACTAGCCAACGCCTCCGCCTTCATTAATTCAGCCCGCTCTGTTTCCATCCGCTCTTTAACTTCCTTATAATCAATTTTTAACCCCAACTCTTCAGCAATCTGTTCCTCCAAAGAAATAGCAAATTCAGGACTAATTTGAGGAAATCGAGCCGACAACAAATTCTTAAACGTATCCATGATAGCTGAACGAATCGTATCAGAAAAAGGAGTAAATATCAACCTTGGATATTTCTTTGTTCCAAAGTTCCAATCAATCAATTGTGGGATAACCTGAACATTAAAAACCTCAGCAATCTCTGCTAACAATGACATTAAAGACATCAAAAACAAATTACTTTGGTCTTGAGATAGAGCAAAACTACCTCCCCCTCCTTCATGACCCAAACTCATAAATTGAGATAAAAACGAAGTTGCCATCATTGTATCATGATGTTGAATCATAGGAAGAAATTCCGCTAACCCCTTTCTACCCTCAAAAGCCTCTACGGTACAAACATCAGGAAAAGTCATTGCGATAGAAGTCCCTAAAGCCTTTAAAGCATTTCTGAACCGAGTCAAATCTTCTGCACTAATATTCTTAGGATGTTTCCCCAAACGAACAGGTAAAGCATTTAACTGATAAGCTAAATGAGCAATAGCATATAATTTATGTTTCTTATCATAATGATAAAAAACAGGATAAAAACCACTTTCCCCTGCAAAAGGGTTTTCCTCTGAATTGTAAATATAATAAACAAGCTTTTCTAAAGGAAATTTTACATCTATCATTTTACCTTTGAAAGTAGTTTCCTGATGAGCCCCATCAATATTTCCATGGTTGTCAATAGTAAATTTTGTACAATCTGTACCACGATAGGCAAGCTTCTCTAGATAAACCCTACCCTTCATTATTCGCCAGACCTTTTCGAAAATCTTATACCCATCCCGAACTGCTAAAGCCATCCGAGCTATGATAACTTTTAACGGAGTAACCATACCTCCTTCAGAAGGAACCCCAAGCAAATTCTGTTGAATAAACTTTGCTTCCTCTTCTCCATCTTCTGAAGGCTGAACCGCAGGACGAGCCATCTTTACAGGAAATTTAATCGCATTTAAAATACCTCTAGCCTGTCCATCATTTTTTGTCATAAAAAACAATTGCTCAAGATTAATATCACGCTTATCCAAAACCTCATCCTGAATATCCACAATCATATCTATTAAATCACCAACAACTCCTACTTCTACCTTCATACTTTTTGGTTTTTTTGTTTCTTCTACCATTTATACCTCCAACCTATTGAGGAGAACTCCAAAAAGAAACTTCTCCCCAAGAGTCCGATTTCACACAATTATTAGTAGCACCAGCTACCGCATCTGCTCCATCTTTTTCATGTCCTTGACGATGTTCAATCTTTCTACCCTTTACATCAACAAGATAAGGAATTTCATCTTCTACCAAAATCTTATTATAATAACCTAAGAATCTTCCTCCATATATAGCATCCTGCCAAGTTTCATAAGCTTCCCTCGTCCTATCTACCGATTGCAAATCAACAGTAATCCCTTTACTTTCCATTGTCTGCATCATCTGGATAGATTGATAACCATCAAATGTTAATAAATCAAGAAAAAACCCCCGTTGTTCTACCAACTCCAACAACCTATCCTGAATTTCTTCAAAATTAATTTCGCCTCCAGGAAGAGCCACAAAATACATTAATACATCCATTTTAATCAATGGAAGTTCAACCATTATGGTTCCTTTCTTAGTTTTTACTTCATGCTTTCGAACATCATAAGCATGAACCACAGAAAAAGCAGCTCTACACCGATTTTTTGCCAAATCCACATGCCCATAACGAGGAAACCTATCCCCACAGATAAAAGAAGATTTAAACCGATTTGTCTGAGAATCAATAGGCGAAGAAAAGTCTCTACTAAAACTCCGACGAATTGCTGCCTCATTTTTAAAAAAGGCATCCTCAGCAGCTCCAGGATTACACTGAATACGACATTGAAACCGAATAGGATTCCGCTTTCTCTCATAATCAAAATCATCTAGGGTCTTAGTAGGATTTACTTCGTATGTAGTTCCTTTACTTACATAAACAAGAGGGTCTTTCTTTCCTATTCCATATCTTGTTGTAATGAAATCCCCTTTAAAACGAGGAAAAGATAATAATACAACCTTACCCACTTTAGCAAAACGAGTAGCTACAGAAGTAGTTGCAAAATCATATAAAGAAGAAGCACTTTGTGGAATGTTTTTACGGAGACGTAACCGCCGAATATCTGCTATTTCATCATCTGTTTTAAACGCCGCTATTTCATCCAGAATAACTACAATCAGATTTAACCCTTCCTGTGCTTCTGCTTCTGAATGTCCACTAAAAAGATAGATGGCTTTCTCAAACCGAATTTCTGTAGTTAAAACTTCTCCTCTATCTTTAAAAAAAGGAGACTTCGCAACATACCGACCTAAAGGAGTAAAAAAAGTATTCCCCGCTTGTACTTTTGAACTAGCAGTATTTAACATGTGAATAGCCTCAACACCACACATGTGTCCCTTACCATAATAATACTCTTGTGGATTCTCTAAAGCCATAAGCAAATAAGCCACACGTAATAAGATAATACGAGAAACAAAATCTTTCCCTGACCCCTTTCCCCAAAGTAATGTTACCTCCCTCACATAACGGCGTTGCCTCCAACCTAATTCTTTTAAAGTATCTGGATAATATACTTGTGTTGCATATTCAATTGCTTCATATTGTTTAGGAGATAATTCAGGAAGTCCTAAATATTTCTTTTCTCTCAAAAAAATTTTTAAAGGAACTGGCTCAAATTCAAATAAATCTCCTTTCACTTCCTGCTGCTGTTTCTGTTCTATCTCCTTTATTTCTCTATCAAAAATAAGATTAAATTCTTGCATTAACGCTCTTCTTTACCACACACTGCATCAGCATAACCTGAATAGAGTGCCCGACTAACTGAGTATTTTACACGTCTCAAACTCCGTTCACGGGTTTCCATAATATATTCTACCCCATGATTCATTTGGACTGCCCCTTGTACAAATTTTCTCAAACTGTAATAATCACAACAATTATCTATCCGAGCAATTTTAATCCCTCGTTCATTTAAAGGAATTTCTTCGGCTTTCTTATATGCTTTAATACTATATGCAAAACCTTCTCCCCCCACCTTTTTCTTGGCACCTACAGGAACAACCAAAGAAATTTGATTCCCAAATGTTCCAACCAGACTGTCAATTAAAGCTCCTAATTCCCGTTTCCCCAAACCCACACTAACATCCCATATAACATTATATTTCATACTTCGTCTAATAAAATCAAAAAGAAGTCCCCGAAGCCCTTTCACAAGCTCCAAAGTATATATAGTACCTAAATCAAATAAAGTAAGAACAATTGTGATTCCACGTTCAGTTAAAATCGAAAAGATTATTTCATACAACTTCCAGATACCATCTTCAAGTTTAAAATCATTTTGAGCCAATACCTTCAAAATAGAAGGAGTAAATAAATTAAACCTAGTAGCATTTACCAAATTCTCAGATATACGATTCGTAAAAAACCGAATGTCTGAAACTGAATACTGTAAAAGACTAGGGATACTAAACAACAAAGGAACATTTATTTCCACAACATCAAAATATATTTGTTCTTTGCACTGAACTACCCCATCTTGAGAAACACTAAAATTTACTTTTCCCGAATCCTGAATGTTTAGAAAAAATCTATTCCAAGAATAACGACTAACCACAATTGCATCTGAATCAGATTCTAAATTAAAATCAACCTTTTTATCGTAAACACCCCGTAAAATAAATTCCAAATATATATCTGTTTTTGAAAGCCACTTTTTTCGGCTTTTTAAAAAAGATAAATCTAAATATGAATCCTCCCCAAGAAAAACATCACATCGGACACGCATTCGTAAACTCCACACACATTTTATTCTCCCTCTACAATTTCTTTTAACTTACTTAAAACTTTCCGACGTAAATCAAGGTCATAAATTACCTCTTTTAACACTCCCACCACTTTCTCATAAAAAATTCGTTTAGATTCTACTTCCATTTTAGAAGAATGAAGTTCCTTAAAAACAAGGTCTATCCATTTCTGTAATTGGTCTTGTGCAACTTTTAACTTCTTTTCTTCCTTTATACTTAAAGTACCAACATAAGCATCTGCTACCCTATCAAGTAATACCCAATGAAAAATACTTAATTCTCCTACTTTCTTTTCAAATTCTTTTGTAAATTCAGCAAGAACTTCATTATATGTTTGCCGTCCTTCTACCGAATAAAAACTTAAATCTCTCTTTACCATAAAACACTACACCTCACTACTATATATACCTCTTTACTTTTTATTTGCCAACAATTCAAAGACCACCTTGTTACTAATAACATCATCTGATTGTGGAGTAAAAGTAGTAATCCCTTTAGTCTTTTTAACCACTTCAATTAAATCTGAAAACAACAAATTCACAGAAGCAAACTGCCCAAGACCCAACGGCAGAGACAAAAATTTATATATCCGTCTAAAAAACAAAGAATAAATAACCGCAATATTATCTCCCGACTTAATGGCTTCCTTAAAAACACCTCCCAAATAAGATAAAAACCCATCTATAAACAATTTAAAATCAGGCTGGACTAAAGCAACCTTCTCATATAAATCCACAGCTTGTGCATAATTAGCCGATAAAAGAGCCTTTAATACATTCTCATATATGTGGATGTCTCCACAGACCATAGAAACCCCCTCCTCAGTAATAATCCCATCCCCTAAAATCGAAAGTTGTTCTAAAGATACAATAACATCCCGCAAGTTCCCTTGAGCTAATTGATATAATTTTTGTATTAACTCATCAGAACATTCAACTTTTTCTTCTTTTAAAATTTCCCTTAAATATTTATAAATCAAATCAGAACGAATTATTCGAAATCGAAATTCTAACAAACGACTCCTAACAGTATCTAAAATCTTATGTAACTCAGTAGTAATCAAAACAAAAAATACATTCTCAGGAGGCTCTTCTAAAAGCTTCAAAAATATACTAGCCGCTTCCCTAGACAATAAATGTGCTTCATCAACTATAACTATCTCATAAGAATTAAATGAATAAGAACTCAAACGAGTTCTCAAATCCCTCATATTTCCCACAGAACCAAAAAAAGAAGCATCTATTTCAAAAATGTTCCCTTCTCCTTCAATAATATGTTTACATGAAGAACAAACCCCGCAGGGTTCCACTCCTTGACGAGAAGAACAATTTAAAGAAGCAGCAATAATCCGAGCCAAAGTAGTTTTTCCTACTCCACTATGTCCCCCAAACAAAACCCCCACAGGCAACCCCGCCTGCTTTTCATAATAATGCTTCAAAACAATTTTAAAAAATTGTACTATGTGTGTCTGACCTATTACCTCACTAAATTTCTTGGGTCTAAATTTTAAATTCCAAGGAACCTCTCTCATTAAAACTCCTCTAATACATCCTCTCCTTGATAATAGCCTATCTTCACTTTTTCCACGTGTAATTGTAAAATTCGCTGAAAGGACAAATTAGAAAAGAATCCTCGTAAAAATGCCCGAATTGCTACTTGATGGTCAAGCCAAACTAATAAAATTTGATGTCCAACTTGTTCTGAAGAAACCAAAGGAAAAAATTTAATAAAAATTTCTTTACTTTTTAAATTTATTTTCTTCTTCCAAATACCCGAAAAATAACGGGTCTCTGGATTTGAAACTACAATAGAGGAGGCTTCAGCAAAAAGTTTTTTATATTTTTGTATATCTTTGTTAGGAAACCCAGAAATATCTACAGAATATAAACTGACGTATCTCCCCCAGGTACCTTGAATTCGTTTCAATCCTCCCCTAAATCCTACAACCTGCATACCACAAAAATATTGATTCAAATTAGCAATATCCTTCTCATGTAAAGGTCTTAATGTCCCCACAACACAATAGTCAAATCCCCCATACCAATTCCTATTTCCTCGGTCACTAAAAAAATGAATTTGTCCTTCAACAATAGGGACTCCAGATTTATATCCTGCTCTCTGAATTTGTGCTTTCCAGTGAGTGTTTGGGACTATTTCAAAACCTTCGCCCACAGAATACTTTAGACATGTCCAAAATTCTGGTTTATTTCGACTTTTCTGGATATAATCAAGCATATCCGACAAATCACATTCCTCTATTTCAGGTTGAATTAATACTGTCTCATTGTCAAATTGTGTAATTTTACTTTTTTTGTATAATTTATACAACGTTTCTTTCTTCACTCCTCTATCCACAATATCCCAAGGAAATGCTTCATCCTCAGATTTCTCCCTCATAATATAATCCCAAGTAGTTCCTACCCCTTTCATATATTCTGAGACCACATCCACAGTATTTCGAGCAAAGGCTACATAAAATGGACGTTCTAATTGTTTTGTTGCCTTAACAACTGCTTCAGCAAATCGAGTATCCCCAAGGTGCATTCCCTGCATCATCCATAAAAAATTTGGTTCATTTTTAATCCCCAAAGCAAATTCAACACCAAGTCCTGTACCCTTAATCCGCCTTCCATCCTCATCCCGTTCCCCCACCAAAATCTTATCAACTTCTTTCCAATTCTGCCTTTGAGTAATAGTAGGAGCTTTCCATTGTAAAGGAGTACAGGGTTCTACAAATAATGGAGTCCAACTTGCTTTTAATCTAATCTTGGACTTAGCCGTCTCTCTCATCAATACAACTTTTCTTAGCAATTCAAAAAATTCTTCAAAATCCCCTTTTGTCTCATCTACATTAGAAATCATAAAAAACTTAATCCTTTTAAATCTACCACTATCTATAGCAATTTGACACGCAGTTAAAATATCATCTTCAGTAATCCCTTTACAATAACGGTTCCGTAACCGCTGTGAAACCATTTCAACCCCCAATGCTAATTGATTCATCCCCGCCTCAGCTAAAATCTTATCGAATAAAGGGTCTCCTGCAAACGCATCAACTCTCATTGAAAGAGGGTCAGCATACGGACTTATATTAAGTAAATCCTTAATCAACCCCCTTTTTTGTGAATAATAAGCAAATTCAGTTGCTATAGGACAAAAAGCAACCGCTCCTCCTTCACAACGATTTTTCTCTAAAGCCTTCACCATTACTTCTTTATTACGTTCTCGATAAGGACGATACTTCCAACCTATCCCACAAAATAAACACATCCCCCGACAACCCCTTGAAATCTCAACCTCTCCAAGCCCCATAGTAGTATCTGTATACGAAAGTATAGGTTTTGTATACATAGGAACCTTATTCATATCCTTACAAATCCGTCGTCTTAATTTAACAGGATATTTCCTTTCATGTTCCCATTTCAGAAACTTTTCGTTTTCATATTGAGGACTATACAGAGAAGGACAAAAAATATAATCAAACCGTTGTTGTAAAGAATCCAGTGTCTCATACTGCATTATCATATCTAATAGTTGAAAAACCCCCCCATCCTCCTCATCTTCTGCATCCCCCAAATAAATTAAATCTACAACAGGATAAGTAATGCAAAAGTTACCATACACAGCACTACCGCCCACCATAATCAAAGGAAACTGTCCTTTTGTGTTTCTCCGTTCTCGCCATAAAGAAGGAATGCCACTCATCTCAAGCATAAGAGGAAAATTAATCCAGGGAGGTAAAAAACTAAGAGATGTCATTATAACATCAAAATCTCTCATGGGATGTTTAGATTCCACGCTAAAGATGGGAATTTTATATCTATAAAATAACTTATACTCTCTTTCTGTATTTGGGAAAAATGCCCTCTCACAAACAACATCTTCCCACTTCTCATTAATCATTTGATATAACAAAGGAAGAGTTTGATTACCTCTGAAATCCTCATACCTATAAGGAGCAACTATAAGAATCTTAAACCTTGCCTTATCCCAATCCTTGTGGTACGTATTAGGTTCTTGACCCAAATATACTTGAGGAGTATCCATCTCATGGCGATGTTCCTGCAAGAACTCTTCTATTTCTTTAGGAATAGGATTACGCATCAGCATTTTCCTTCTTTTTTAAATAAGACAAAACAGTAGAAGCCTTCCGCATCACTTTCTGTAATTTTTGAAACTCTGCTGGATTATAAATAACCGCCGCTGGATGGATACACGGGATTACCAAACAATTAAAATACCGATGTCTTATTGTCACACCCAAATATTGGTTAACTGATTTTATTCCGTTCAAAAAATAGTTAGGCTGCTGTCCGAACACAACTACCAGTTCTGGCTTAATATTTACAATAGATGGATATAAAAAATTTCTTACACAGATAGCCACTTCTTCCCGTAAAAGCAACCTATCATCCTTAGTATGACAAAGACCCAAATTAGTTATAAATATAAAAGGACGCTCCCACTCTACTTCCATAAGCACTTGGTCAAAAATCTGACCCGCTTTTCCAGTGAAGGGTTCTCCAGTTTCATCTTCCACTCTTCCTGGATTCCGCCCTATAAATACCACATCTGCATCAGACTTTCCAACTCCAGCAACGGGACAATGAGCTTCTTTCCGAGCAGAGCAAGCCCGACATGCTAACACATCTTTCCTGTAATTCTCATACCAACTCAATCCTTAAACTCCTCCTGTCCCCACAACCAGATACAGAGAGCATCCGCCTCATTATCATCTATAATCTTTTTCTCAGGAAATCTTGCCTGTGCCACTTTAATCATATCTTCCTTACCTGCTCTCCCTGAACCTGTAGCAAACTTTTTCAGAGTAGAAGAATGCACAGGTTCATGCTCAACTTCATATTTTGCACATTTCTCCAAAACATAAGCAAGCATACCATTTAAAACCATAGTTGCGGCTCCTCCCCGATTATGTGGCTGTTCATATATAACTATATCTGGTTCAATTACTTCAATCATTTCAACCAACCAAGAATTAAATCGAACAAAACGCATACCAGGACTTTCTCCACGTTTTAAACTAAAATCTTGAACTCCGCTTTCCACTCTCTTATCAACAGAACCAGCCCAACCCGTCTTAGTTCCTAAATCAAGAGCTAAAATTTTCATCAAAGCCTCCTCTCTTTTCAAACTCCTCCCCCTTATCCCTTTGAGAAAAACCAGCATCCATCTGCTTAATCCAGGCAATAAAACTATAAACAGCAATTTTAAAATAGTTTATTTCTTGTGGAGCCTCTCCCCTACGTTTTGCATTTATAATTTCCATTGTATACTTTAAAATGTTCCCCATAATCCAGTTCGCCCCATCATTAGAAGAACCACCATCAAGGGCTTCTGTCACCAAATCTGTTGATTCCTTAGCCTCTCCTAAAGCATACCGCACTCCTCCACCAACCCATTGTGACTTACAGGCATCAACAAACCGCACCCAATAGCTCTTTTTTTGTTTAACAGAAGTATTCATTTAACATCCTCCTTTACCAAACTAATTCTTTCAATCCATCCCCATACAACACCTTCCGCCTCTTTGCAAGTATCTCAAAAGGCTCTTCATCGTCCAACGCATTTGATTCAATATGACACAATTCATGTCGAATAACTTCTCTTAAAACATTAGGACTTTCTCTCAACCGCTTAATAGTATTTTTATTCAAAAAAATAATGGGCATTATATTAAAATCCTGTCTTTCCACCCATGCCACAACTATTCCATTATCTCTTTTCAAAGAATATCGAGTATATTTCCTATTAGCAATAAAAAACCTTTTTATAGGAGCCACCCACATCTCGACTCCACATTCAAGAAGACTTTTGAACTCCCCAAATAACAACCCAGACAAAATCTCTTCTTCAATACTCATTTCTCCCTCTTAACTACTGTTTTTCCAGCTACCTGCTCAAACTTATATACTACATCAGCACTCCCCCCATACGTACCTCGATTCGCCAAAATAACCATCTGTATCCCCACAGTACTCACAATCTCCTTAAGCAAAGCAGACATATTATCATGATATTGTGAAGATAAATGAAGTAAAACTGTATCTAAAACCAACAAAGGAGCAATATTATCTTTCAACATTACCACAAAGAATATCTGCAAAAGAAGACTTACAACTTCAGCAACTCCTCCTCCTTTAGCAGTAAGAACATCACTCTGGAGATTTCCTGTCTTAATTTGAAAATCAACTCGCAATTCTTTACCCTCCAGTCGCATATTTGTAATAAAACTATATGTCAAACCAAAAACAGCAGACAACCCATAACTTACAAAGTGTTCTAACTTTTCTAATATTTCCTTCTCTCGAACTCCCCCTAAAGATTTAAACAACTCAACAACTTGAAGAAGAATTATATTCACGTTTCTTTTTTCATCAATAGAAAAAGAAAGTTTAGTTTGTTCAGCTTCCCGAACCTCTACCTTAACCTTTTCCCGCCTTAATATATCTAATAAATTATCAAGACGAACAGACAAATCCTGAAAATATTTACTCTCCATGTTTCCCCTTTTTCATTGGAATAATTGCGATTCCACCTTTATCATCATCAAGAATAATATGTGTTTTATTTATCCAGAATTTCACTACCTTTTCTCCAATAACCCTTAGAGCCTCCACCAAATACTCCCAATCCAATCCAAACTCTTTTTTTACATTTTGATTTCCCTTTAAAGAAATTGTTAATCTTTCTTCACTCTCGTTTGAGGATTCGTCCAAACTTTTAATTAATAATTCTTCTTTTTGAACCTCAAATTGAATCCGCCGACTCTGTGTTTCTGAAGTAAGCCCAATCCGCTTTATAACATCCCGCAAAATTCCCACTTCAATATAGAAATAACTTTGAGTTTTTTCATCACATGCCCGCAATAATTCATTAAATGCTATATCAATAAGATTGGCTTTCATACATAAAAACAGGTCTTCTCCAACAATAAAAAAATAATACTTTTCTGTTTCCCCAATGTTAATCTTCTCAACTCCTGAAAGTTGAATAAATTTGATTACATCAAAACCTTCAACAGGTAATATCATTTTAAAAGGAAGTTCTGCACAATCTGAAAGAACCTTTTGGCACCGAACAGCATCCCTAGCCCAACACATTCCATCAACAAAATATGCCTGTCGAAACTCCAACCGCATCCCATCTTTCATTGTAGCATATTCTACAGAACGCACTTCCTTAATAAATTTAGAAGCATTAACTTCTATCAATGAGGATTTATCCAAAGTAGGAATCACAGGAAATTCATTAGGGTTAGAACCTCTCCAATTCCCTTTAAACTTTCCTGCTTGAATCTTCAAAAAGAAATCCTTTGTAGGTTCAAGAACAACCGTATCACAAGTCAATTCTTTTATTAACTCATAAAACTTCTTCGCTTCAATAAGAAACCTATAAGGTTCTGTATTATCTTTAAGAACAAAGAGTTTCGTATTAACCACTGCTGTTAATATTTTGTTTGTCCGAACAATTTTAAGGCAATCCCCACAAAGTTCAAAAAGAAAGCTATCTAATATTGTTGAGGCTTCTCCACCTATTGTTGAAGCTTTATTCAATAAATGGGACAAAAATTCTCTTTTTATCTCAACCCTCATTTTACACCTCCTCAATTAGAGAATTTATATCTATAGAATCAGTAGATTTAACCTTCTCTCCCGCTTGAATATCTCCTATAGCATCCTCCAACTCTAATACTTTATTTGATAAAGCATTAAACTCAACTTCTATACTTTTTTCCAACTTTTCAATAACCTTATCCAAATCAGCAGGAGAAGATTTAATCAATTTCTGTATTTTATCTCTAATTTTTTGTTGTTCTTCCTCAGCCACTTTTTTCTGTGCCAGCAACTCCACCACCTTTTTTTCCTTTTCTTTGTAAGACACAATCAAAGCATCATATCTATCTTTAACTTCCATCTAAATCCTCCTTAAGACTTATACGAAGCCCTCCACCAGGCAATTGTGTTCCTTTCATTTCTAATCCCTGTTCGCAAAACCGCACAACAGGGCAACCCCAACAATTTTTTGTGTTTCTTTCCCAATGCCCTTCTCGGATTAACTCCAACAACTCAAATAACCCTTCCTCAAACTCTTGTCGTATATCTAAATCCCATACAACCTCTATCAGATAAGGAGAGGCTATAGGAGCAAAAAAAGACAGTTTTTCAACTGAACCCCCCAATTCTTCCATCAACCAAGCAAAAAAATACAACTGAAATTCATCCATATACCGTTTTGAATTAGTAATTTTCAAATCCCAAATCGCATTTTCTTTAGGAAACCACATATCTAACTTACCAAGAAATTCAAGCCCTTCTATTTTCTTTTTAATAACTTTTTGGGTTTGAATTTCCCGCTTCGGAAGATTTTCTTGAAAAGAATATTCTTGCAAAAATCGCACACTTTTTTTCAATTTATATAATAACTTTGCCTTATCATCTACCCCTTTATAAATAATTCGCTTCTTTGTAAGAAACCAGATAAACATTTCTTCTGCTTTATTCTCCATCCAATCCCTCTCATAACCCCGCTCTATCCACTTCCTAAACAACCAATCTGCAACAATCCCCACAATAAAAGGTCTACAATTTATATCTGCAAATGAAATAACTTTTTTAACATACTGTAGAAAAGCTCTGAGTCTACAACCCTTATATGTTCGTAAAAAAGTATAATTAATTGTATCAGGTAACATTTTACACCAACTCTAAAATACGAACTGCATTATTTTTTATTCCTTCCTCAATATCCATCTTTTTAATTTCTTCAATTAATTGTTCCTTTGTAACACCACTAGGAAGCTTCAACCCTTCAATATATTCAACAAAAGAATTTATTGCTTCCTCCCTATTTTCCTGTGAAATTTTCTCCTCCAATTTAAAAGCTTCCTCAATAGATTTAACTGGAAGTTCATATAACATATTATTCACAACTTCCCCCTCTTCTACTTCAATAATTGCATAAAACACCTTACGCTCCAAAGATTCATCAAGTTTCAATATTCCACGAGACAACCCACCAGGAGCACAAACACTTTTTGTGTTCATCTGAAAATCATGAAGATGTCCTAACAAAAGGAAATCAATACTATGTTGTAAAATTTCACTACAGGTTCGTGTCACAAAAGGATAATTTTTATCTGCAATTGAAGCATGAAAAACCCCAACATCTAACCCTCGATGTTCAGACACATTCCTGTTTACAAAATCTTCTAAATTATCAAAATTAAAAAATTCTCCTCCACCAAAAAACCATAAATTCACTCCTCCAATAGAAACAATTTCTTTATGTTTTACATAAACCTTTGGCACTTTCTCCAATGTCCCCAAAGGTCTATCACTCCAATCCCATCTATCCTCAACATCATGATTTCCAGGGCAAATATAAAGACGAGGAAATTCCCGATAAATTTCCATAAGGCGGTTTGTTAATTTATAAGAAATATGTTTTGTTTGCTTAGAATGAAAAACATCCCCCCCACAAATAACAAAATCACATTTTTTTGCAGGTTCAATTAAAGCCTCCTGTTTTACTAAAATATCTTCACAATAAGAAGAGGTTCTCATACGAGGAGGTAAATCTGCATTATGAGGGTCTGAGAAAAACAACATCTTCAATTCAATTTCTCCTTTTTTGATTTACGAAACATTGCTTCTATATGAGGTTTTAACAAAACTTCTCCTCCAGATTCATAATATAAATCTTTTTCTTTCTGTTTTCTCCGTTTACGTAATTCATGTTTATGTCGTTTTCTATTCAAAAGCATTTCACGTTCTCGGTCAGTTTTCTTCCGTCTCATTTTTCTATCTCCAAACGATTAATTTTATATCCACATTTAGGACAAACTATATATAATTGTTTCTTCAAATGCTCAACTTCCCTTTGCATTTTTATTACTTCACTTTGTTCAAAAGTAAGCTTCTGGTCATATATATGCAAAACCTCTCCTGAACTTTGTAGATAATCCCGTAATTCTTGTAACTTTTGATAGAGTCCCATTACCTTCTGAAGATTCTGGAATTTTTTCTCGGAAAACAACGTCGCCTTAAATTTACTCACTTTATCTAACCGAGCAAGCTCCTCTTTCAAATTAACCAACTTTGTATAAAGCTCAACTGCCTGTAATCCTCGACTTACTCTACGCTGAACTGCCTTAGCTTTTATAATATAATCATCCCAAGGAAACTCCTCTGCCTTCTGTAAATTATTTACTAACTCCTGCATAGCCCGAACATCAGCTTCATTTCTATTCCGTTCAATATTAGCTCGACGAATTCCCCACAAAAGCACATTCGAAATTAATGCCCCCAAAATACGAGCCCTCTTTATTGAAGATTCAAATAACATAAACAAAGAATCAAACTGTCCCCGTAAATTAGGATAAATCTTTTCTCCATCCACTATAATAGGGAATATTCGAAGCTTCTTTGCTATCTCTTCTGGAAGATTACGACTCCGCTGCCAAACCTTCTCATTGAAACGATACACCCCACTCTTCCCCTTATTCTTTGTCCAAGAAATTTTATCCCCCGAAGACAATAAAACAGAAACTCCTGTTCTATTTGTTCCCGTTGAAATAAAAGAATCTCCTTGTTCAGACATAACCAAAGCACGAAAGGCACGATAAAGAGCACTTTTCCCTACGTCAGATTGCCCATAGATTATAGTAAGATTTCCTAAAGAAAGAACGGTTTCTAAATGAGATTGATAATTACGAACTCCTATTGCTTTAATAAACATTTTTAACCCCATAAGGGGAAGGAGAACTAACTCGCAGTTGATAGTCCTCCCTCAATTTACAGAAACCCATCTAGAATGGGCGTTTGCATTTAGAACATGATTCAGCATGAGAAGCCACAAATCCACCAAGCCTTTGAAGAGAGTACACTTCCTGTCGGTTTTCTATAACATGAGCCGCTGCTGTTACAGCATTCATAAGTTGATAAAGATTATGTGGATTCTTCTCAACTACAGAAGTTAATACTACCTCACGAGATTTTTGATTAATCCCCATTTCATTAAAAGCAAAAGTCACATATGGAGAAATCTCTTCGGGTGTCACAGAAATCTGAGTCAATCGTTTAACTTTATCAACCTCTGAAGACAACGCCCCAAAAGCTTGCTGAATCGCATCACCAATCCAAGCATCCTCACCTTCAAAACCCTGTTTTCGATTAAAAGTATAAACCTCATCAACACTAACTACCCCGTTCAAACAAGCCAAAGTTAACAGAAAAGCTGAAATTTTAAATGGAATCTCCCCCAATAAAGAGTTTTGAACTTTAATTCCACCATAAAGAACGTCTCCCTTTTGAACTTCATCCTGTTTCTCAACCTCAAACTCAAAACTAGGAAACACAACACCAAATGTAGAATGTCTCCAAGTAATATCATCAAAATCTTCAAGAACATAATCTGGATTAACTTTATCAACCTTTTCTAATATCCGAGAAATCGGATAGTAATAAGCCTCTTCTCTTGCAAAGCCTGTAATAGGCTGCCGTCCATCCTTATCTGCCACTTCTCGGATAAAAGCTTTAACATTAACCCCTCCTGTATCTAACCAGTAAGACAAATGAGGAAATAATAACTCATGAGGAACCTTATTCACATAAGTATGACTAACCCCAACTAATCTGCACAATTTTACAAAAGTCGCATTATTCAAAACAAACTCTTTATCTCCTTTACCACTCAAAATATAATGTTTATCTAAAACAGGATGAAAAGTAAAATTAGATTTTCCACTAAATAACAACTCAGAACAATTTTCAAAAGAAGCGACTTTTTCAAGTGCTTGTTCTTTCGTAAGAAAATTTTCCCTAAGACGTTTTATATTCTCACTCACATCAGACATTTATATGCCTCCTTTTAAAAATATTTACACTATAGAATATATACCCTAATTCAACTTAGGACTTCATCCGTTCTCGCAAAAATCCTGCAACATCCCCATAAAACTTCTGCCAAATCTTTGGATTATCTTGAAAATACTTATTTAACCTCTCCAATCCCCTCACCCTTTTTTGACCTAAGGTGTCTCCACTATAATCTTCACAAAGAAAATAATTTCCTCCGCTTTTTTTAGTAACCAGACCGATACGCTCTCCTATAGCAATAGCTGAAATAATATTATCAATTCCTGCATTCATTCGAATAACTATACTTCCTTTTGTATAACTTCGACTAAATTTATTCTTAATAACTTCTACCCAAACTTCAATTCCATCAACAGATTTTTCATCCTTCAAACCCGACAAAGAATCTTCAGATATAATTATATAGGGTTTTCTTAACCGAATCTTAACTCGCATTGCAGCAAAAAACTTAACTGCTAAACCTCCAGGTGTAGTTTTCTTACCAGGGAGCCCCCGCAACACATCAATCTTTGACCGTTCCTGATTAACAAAAATCGCACAATTGTTTGATTTATGAAATACATTAGTCATTTGCCTCAAAGCAACTGCCATCACATGAGCCATACTCGCAACTTTAACTTGTCCAATAATTTCCGCCATTTTCTTCACATCTGAAATTGGAGGCATTGCCGCAATACTATCAGTTACAATCAATCCTCCTCGATGCCTTTCACAAAATCTTTTCATCAGCATAAAACCATCTTCCATTGAATCTGGGGTTACACGATAATCCTTAAGCACAATAGGGTCAATACCAAGATGATTAAGATAACCATCACTAACAGTACATTCATAATCTAGAAAAAGAACTGGACGTTTCTTATCCAACACACCCTTAATAGTTTCCAGAACAAGCGTAGTCTTCCCACTTCCCTCTTCACCAAAAATCTCTACAATATGACCAAGAGGAAAACCACCGATTCCAGTAAGAAAATCAACAATAAAACTACCAGATGAAATTACATCTCCACAAAAACCAGAGTGGTAAACATCTACTCCAAACTCTTTCTCAACCTCCTCTCTCCATGTAGGCATTATTCTTTCTCATCATTCAGAATATTATCCAAAAAATCACTTTCGTCTTCTTTAATAGACTTTGTATCAAGCACTTCCTTTTTAACAGCATCTTCATCAAAAATATTCTTCCCAGACACCATAACCTCATCTTCCCCTTTTTGTGAAGTTCCCAAAACATCTTCCTCTTCCAAACCAACAGGGGTCTCCTCTTGGGCTGTCCTGCGTTCTTGAATAGCAAAACGTCGTCGAAGAGTCTCCTCATCCACAACCCTTCCAAGACATCTCATTAAATCATGCTTTCCTACTTCTTTCTCCAAATAACCTTTAACTTTTTCTTTATCTTTCTTCCACAGAGCATCTTTTTTAACATCAATAGTCATATTTTGATATTGTTGATTATCACAAGTAAGAGTTAAATCATGTGTAGCTAAACCTCCCCACTCATCCATGTGTCTTTTTAAATCCCGAAATTTGTGGTTATCAAAAATCCAGATTTCTAACCAATACTGTAACTCATTACCTAATATTCGTCCCTGCATATCTGTTTTATAACGAAGAACACGAGCACCAAAACGACGTTGTGGCATCCCAATAGACTCATTTCCTGCCGCTGCCAATCGGCATAAATAACAATCATCAGGAAAACCACCTTCTTCCTCACATCTCATCATATCACTTAAACTTTCCATTTTCTTAAGAGCTAAACAATGGACATAACCAAACTTCTTTACCCAATGCCGCACAGTACACTCAAGCATTTTAGTACTAAAAAGGTTAATACGAGCCACTTCATCTTTTTTTAACTCAATTCGAGGAAAATCAAATCGTCCCTCTCCCTTTACCTTTGAAGCATCAAATTGCATTTTTACCTCCTAAAATTTTAAATATATTAATCATGCCCCTCATAACCCAGAGACGCATCCAATTTCATCGTTTCAAACACAGACTTTAAACTATATTCAATTTGTTTAGCAGCAGCAAGCATCTCATTCACAACCTCCAACCTATAACATGCCTCTCGGACATTATCAGGATAAGATAATAACCTAAGAAGTCGTCTTTCTTCATAGTGCATATTTTTAATAACACCTGCCCTTACTCCTTCTAAATAAGTTTTACTACTACTAAGTTTCTCATAAGTCTTTAATAATTCTACCAAATTAACTTTAGTCGCCCAAGCAACGGCTAAAAACTTTAACAATCTTGAATGGGCTTCCCGCAATTCTTCAGGAGTTGAAATCGTCTTAATTAAAAAGACTATTAAATCATCCCATAACTTATTTAGTGTCTCTTTCTGTAGTTCCACCATTCTTCAATACCTCCTTCACGATTTGTTCTACTTTAGGACTTAACAACCCAAAGATTCTTTTTCTTCGGGCTCCCATCTCCTCCTTATTAATAAACCCCTCACAAAGCTGAAAAAGAAGTCCTTCATACAAAACCAGAACATTTAATGCAAACATCTTTTCCAACAAATTACATTTTCCAAGAATTTCAGCAGACACATCCTGAGCATCTATCTCGAAATACCCCGTATGTTGTTCAAATTCCTGTAACCCAGGGAACGAGACTTTGTGTGTTACTTTCATTTTTTATTCCTCCAAGTTGCCTCTTTTTCTTCCTCAGTACCAAATCTTCTTCGTAAACGTATGATTGCATCATTTAACCAGAAAATATCCCGAATTTGTGTCTTATAATATTCCTTCGCATACTCTAAAACAACCTCCCGAATAGGATTATTTTTACTTTTAAGGAGTTCAGTAATTAAAGTAGGAGCATGAAAATCTGTTTTCTTTAAATCTACAGGAAGATGTTGAACACCTTCTCTCCTAGTTGAAAGATGTATCATTTTAGTATAAGGCAATAAACCCTTCAAAAACTCAACACTTAATACTGAAGTTTCAATATGAGAAAAATCCACACACATTCCCACAAAAGGAGTTATAAATTGCCTACCATACATAGCTAATAAATCCAAAGCATTTCGTCCACCTTTTTTACTAACTTTAAATGTTTCTAAACATAAACAGTACATTTCCCGTTCAACAACAACATCTACAATCCTATCCAAATCATCTGCCCAAGGATGTACAACAAAGAAGTCCACATCAAATTGTTGCCTCAAATTATCTACAATTCCTCCTTCAAGATAATCCTGTCTAGTTAAATGCTTAGGTAGATGAATTGAAGAAATTCGATTTTTATGGGGAATGCATTTCTCCGTAAAAACCAAATCTTTTTTCTCATAAAAAGCCAATTGTACATTTACTTTATACCCAGAAGTAAGACCTTTAATAACCTCTACATCTTTATCACTGGAAACAAACCAACTAACGCTTCCCCGAATCATGACAAACCTCCCTACTTTTATATTCCTTTAAAAAAGCATCCCATGTCATATTTAAAATTTTCATACAAAAATGAATCCCCCTATGACAAGATGGGCACAATAAAACAAATTCATCAGGATTTTTTAATATTAAAGGAGCAATATTAGATGCATGAGAACTCCCATCTTTTTTATGCCCACATAAAGGTCTCTTAGCCCCACAAATAAAACAAAGACCTCCTAAAACTTCCTCAGCTTGTTTTCTTATCTTTCTAGCATACAACTTCCGAATCTTTCTAAGCCTAACTTTATTTTTTTCATAATACTGTTTTCGAGCTTTTCTAAATTCAATATCATTTTTATGTTCTTGATAATATTTTTTATGGTGCTCTCTTTGTCTTTCTTGAGCCTCCACACTCCCTCGCATCATTTAATAACCTCCTGAACCCTATTTTCCTCATAAGAAGACCAAAAATCTATCCGCTCCTCCCAATAAGAAATTTTATCTAAAACATTTACAATATAGTCACGAGTTTCTTTAGGAATCTCTCCCTTAACCTTATTACCATAACGATAAAACCGCCTTTCTACATTTATAGAACCCCAATCCCAAGAAGCCAATAAATGCCAACGCAACGAACTATAATCTTCAATGCCCTTTGTCTGCCAAAAAGACAACTCTTGACTTGCCCACCAAAAAGAACCCTTTAAGTGAGTTTCAGGATTAAAAATAAATTTCTTGTCATAAGGAAGTTGAAATTCCCTCAAAATCTTTCGAGCTGTGTAAGACATCCAACAAGTCAAACCCATAGCTCCTGAATATTTATTCACAAAAGTAGGATTGCCAAGACTTTCATATTCAATTTTTCCTATCCAATAAGATGCTCCCCTCAATTCATCTCGCCATTGCCTATCTGCCATACAAAGTACACTAATAACTGCCTGCAATTCTTCATGACTATAGTACTTCAAACTACCATGTTTCTTCAGCATCTCCATATAAGCCAATCCAATTCCTCGGTCTCTCAAATAATCCTCAACCTTCATAGCAGTTTGTCGAGTAAAAACATCCAACTGATTAATTTGCTTTTTAACCTCTTCTATCTTTTGGTTTGTAACAAAACTATTAAGAAAAAATACACTAGAACATCCAACCAAAAATAATAAAACAGTAGATAAAATCCAAATAACGACATTCTTCCTGCCCTCTCTTCTCCTATACATTTCTTTCTCTCCACTTTTCTTAAACTTTTCCATACTCATTTTTTAACCCTTCCTTTTAAAAGAACCTTATCAAACCTTTCCTTAGCTATTTCCACCATTTGAGGAACCTGCCCTGGAACAATAATCTTAGGACGTGCTTTCTCCTTATTATCACATATCCGCTTTACTACTTTCTGTGCTTGTCCCCGCAACTCCCCTACATCAACCAATTCTTGAACTTCATCAAATCGTTCCTGGTCTATTTTCAACTCTTCAAACCAATCATCATATCCTTTCAAAACTCCACTAAACCAATTCGCAGAATCCCGCATTTCTATTCTCTTTATCCCATCTATTGCTTCTCTCTCTAATTGCATAAAAAGATTTAAAATACGCTTTGCCAAAACATAATTCCAAACCATTTGTCCTAAATCAAACTGAACTGGAGGAGGACTTTTTTCCTTTTTAAATGAAGTTGTAGGTAACTTTCCATGTGCCATTCTATTCTCCTATCTCTTGTAAAATCTCATATAAGCGTTTTCCCATAACTTCCAATGAAAAATGTTCTCTTACAAAATTTGACGCTTTTTTGCCTTTTTCCATTGCTTCTCCTAAATTATAATAAATATGAACTAATATATTAATTAAAAAATCCAAATCAGATTCAGCAACTTTTGTAGAAACACCATAATTAGCTTCTCTAAGTATATACCGTAAAGGATAGGCATGGCTTTCCATAATATAGTCTTGCATCCCTGTAAATGGGGGAGCAACCACAGACAACCCCGTAGACATTGCCTCAAGAGGAGGAAGTCCAGCACCCTCTCCACGACTCGGATACAAAAAAACATGAGCAGACTTATACAAATCTAACAAAGCTTTAGGACTAAGATTCCGAGTATCAATTATTGTTCGAAATTGTCTTAAATAGGTTTCCTCTCCTTGCTTCCGATATAATGAAGATTTAATATATAACTCAGCTTCCACATTTGGTTTACAAAAAGCCCAATAAAAGGCTTTTACAACTAAATCATATCCCTTTCGAATATTAGGAGCCCCCACCCATAAAAACCGAGGACAAAAAGGTTCACAGGGAGGTTT